GGTAAGCGTTCTAAACGATGCGATGCGGTGGCGAGAATTGCAATCTGGCACAGCGAAGGCAAAAATGACGCCCAAGCCCCAGAAGTCAGTCAAGCCAACCGGACGGCGTTCACAGCCCAAAAGCATGGTGCGCGACAAGCAACTGGCCCAAGCACGAAAGTCAGGGAGTTCAGATGACTTCATGGCACTAATACTTGAGTCAAAATCATAACGGTTTAGCCCCTTTTAGGAGAATACCAAATGGCACAGCCAGCTAATACATTCGATTCCTACGATCAAGTAGGCATCAGGGAAGATTTATCCGACATTATCTATGATGTATCACCCGAAGAAACGCCGCTGCTTTCCGGCATTGCAAAGACCAAGGCGACAAGCACAAAGCATGAATGGCAAATTGATGCACTTCGTAGCTCCGGTGCCAATGCCCATATCGAGGGAGACGACACCGCTGCAACCGCGCGCTCTGCAACAACTCGCCTCGACAACCGGACCCAAATCTTTAAGGACGCCGTTATCGTGTCTGATACGGATGAGGGCTTGTCAAAAGCTGGCAGAGCCAAGGAGATGGCTTACCAAATTTTGAAGGTTGCAAAAGAGCAAAAACTTGACCAAGAAAAGGCTCTGTTTGCCAACAACGCCAAAGTCGTTGGTAACGCTACAACTGCCCGCGAACTTGCTGGCCTGCCAGCTTGGTTGATCTCTAACACAGTCTTTGGTGCAAACGAAGGCGCTGACGCAACGGGCGACGGTACCGATGCGAGAACGGACGAAACGACCACTTTGATTGCATTCTCGCAAGCACGTTTCGACAGTGTGATGCAATCTTGCTGGCAGTCTGGCGGCAAGCCTGACACGGTTTTCCTGTCCAGCTTCCAGATGAACCTTGCGCTTGGCTTTGCTGGTAACAACAACCAGCGGTCAAACGTCACGGCGGAATCTGAAAAGGTCATCAACCACTACAGCGTCTATGTGACGCCTTGGGGTACGGTGACGTTTGTTCCAACTCGCGAAAACCGTTCGCGCGATATCTACATTTTGGAAAAGGATAAGTTTGCTTGCGCAATCTTGCGCCCGACCAAGAACGTAGCGTTGGCAAAGACTGGTGACTCTGACAAACGCCAGGTTGTTACGGAAATGACGTTTGTTTCTCGTAACGAAGCTGCCAGCGGCGGTTTGTTTGACAACACGGAATCATAACTAAGGCGGGGCGGCTTTATTTTGCCGCCCCATCCTTCTATCAAAGGGGTGAAAATGGAATATCGCGTGACCTGTATGGGTATGTTTATTGATGGACTGTTGCACCGCAAGGACGACACATTCACAGCAACAGAAGAAAATGCGGAGCGGATGCTTCAACTGCGTCCCCGCAAGACATTCGAGGCAGCAACAAATGACAAAGACACACGAGACAGTGATTTGGGACGACATGGCGGGGAAGATGATCGTAAAGGAGACGCACGACTTTACGTCAACAGTGGAGCGGGCCAAGACCCTAAAAAGCCTCGGTCAAAACGACTTCGGAAGCGATAACAAGCTGGTCGGTGTTGTCCCTGCCAAGATGTTTGCCATGTGGGCTACAAAATGGGGCGTGAGCATGTCAGACAGCAAGGCGATGGAGGAAGTGGTCGCCAAAGAGTTAATGAGTCCAGACAACGCTCAATTGCGCGTGTGGGATGGTCGGTTCTAAATGTCTGTTCGTGAGGGTATCCCAATTTTTCAAGGTAGCGCAGCGGTGACATTTCCCGCATGGTCATTATTGCTTTCACACGGTTGGGACGTCGTTATCGCGGTTCTCGGCGTAATTGTTTTAGTTATGACAATTTACAACAAATCTCTTGAGATAAAGCAACGCCGCAAGGCGATCCATGACGACAACAAAGGCATAGACTGATGAAAGTATCAACACGCGGAATCCTAGAGATTGCAGAGCATGAGGGGATTGTTCCTGCACCTTATTTTGACAGCGTTGGCGTGCTGACATACGGCATCGGCCACACAAAGAACGCGGGCGGGCCTGACCCTGCCAAGATGTCGCTGGCAATGCCCGCAGACATAGAAAAAGAAATCGACAAGGCTTTGAAGCTGTTTGCCCAAGATGTCGTCAAGTACGAAAAGCGCGTTAACAATGCGATTGGGGTTCCCTTGGCACAGCACGAGTTTGACGCCCTAGTGTCCTTTGACCTGAACACGGGGGGGATACACCGCGCCCAGTTGACTAAGGCAATTAACGGCCACGATCCGGACGCAAAGCGGCACTTTATGGGATGGCTTAGACCGCCTGAACTGCGCAAGCGCAGGACGGCTGAAATGAACCTATTCCACACGGGAGACTATGACGCCAACGGGGACCGCATTCCGGTCTGGAAAACCAACGGCAAGGGCAAGCTGATTGGCCAGTTGCGCACGATGAGCGGCGACGATGTTCTCAAGCGCATGGGGCGGCGCGTATCACACACTGATACACCTCCCCCGCCCGTTCACTGGCTTGTGACGTTGCTGAAACGATTATTTGGAGTAAATTCATGAATTATGGTCCTATCGCGCGAATTTTGATCCGCTACGTTGCCGCCTTTATTGTTGGCACAAACTCCGCTGAAATATTGGCGGGCGATCCTGACGTCGTGACGACTCTTGCACTTGCTATCGGCGCGGCTGTTGAGGCTACTTATGCCATTGCAAAGCGCAAGGGGTGGGCGACATGAGGATTGATTGGGTCGCTTTGTTTCTAGTGGTCGGCTTTGTTGCCGTGCTCGTCTATGTGGTGGTGACATGACGTGGCTTATGGCCAAAGTCTACGGCGGCGCGGCTGCTGTATTGCTTTTACTCGGTGCCATATTCGCGATCCGCAAGGATGCTGTAAACGATGCCAGAAAGGACGATAAAATCGATGACATGGAAAATGCACAAGATATTCGCCGTCGCGCTGATACTGCTGACAAGCGGCTGCGTGAACACGATGACGCAGGCTGGCGCGACTGAGGTGGCTCTGTGTGCCGAGTGGCGGGATAGCCTGCCTACACGTAGCCGCAGCGACACCGTACAGACCCAAGATGAGATTCAATTGGCGATTGCGACGCACGCGGCTGTTTGTTTGGGTTGACTGTCTGACGTAACGCCCTACATGTCTGTTGTGGCAATGATGCCGCCGGAGTCGTTGCTCCAATTAAGCCGCGCTGGTTAATTCCGGCGCGGCTTTTTTCGTTGTTACAGTTCAAAGCCCTCTTGAGTTGGTGGCGTAGGTGGTGCCACGAACAGATCAGGCTGGTCGTATGCCGCCTGAACGCGCTTGCAGGCTATCTCAAAATAATCGGGGTCTAGTTCAATGCCGATCCCCTTGCGGCCTAATTTGGCGCAGGCAACTAGGGTTGTCCCGCTGCCCATGAAGGGGTCTAGGATCGTTTCGGCGTTGGGTAGGAAGCCAAGGCACCACCGCATAACAGCAATTGGCTTTTGGGTGGGGTGAACTTTTCCGCCGTCCATATTCATTGGCCGCAATATCATCCGACGCGCAACTTGATCTAAGTTTGTCCACGCCATTTCAAAATCCGCAAAATCGCGGCCCGCGTTGTTTTTATCCCAGACCAAAACGCATCGAGTTGGAGGAAGGTCAAAATAATTACCGCCCCAAATTATGCTTGGAACATCTGGAATGGCTGACAAGTCAGGAGCAACGTCATCCCAAGACTTGCCACCCATGCCGCGCGAAACCGCCAACCGATTTGATTTTGTTATTCCAATGCCATAAGGGGGATCAGTGAGGCAGGCATCCACCTTCCCAAGCGCGGGCATCACCTCAAGGCAGTCGCCCAGATAAAGCGTGCAATCGCCGATTACTTCCTTGCGGGTCCAAAGGTCTGTCATGGTGTTTCCTTTGTTATTCCCTGTTGATTGGATCGTGAGCCGACACCACAAGCCCTTTGGCTTTATCAAACGTCATTGCCTGAATACCTCGCACGCCGCCAAAGTTTGCGCCATATGCGTCGGGTGGACAGAAAGCCCGCAGTGAATAGTGCGTGACGCCTGGCATATCCATGACCTTGAGCGTGTGAATGTGGCCGGTTAGAATGACGCGATATTTTGCTCTAGACCAATCAGGGCACTTGTCGGCGGCAATCATTGCCAGCTTTTCTGGTTTAACCTTGTCGCCGTGGTTTGCAATAATTAACACGCCGCCAAAAAGATGCCAATAAATCTCAGATTTGTCCCAGTTAGGCAGCACGGGAAACTCTATGTGGTCTGTGTCGCGGTAGCGTTGCTTTAGAGCCGCTTTCAGGACGATGTGGGACGTTTCGTCGTGGTTGCCGCGCAGGACTAGAACTTTAACTGTAGCATGCTTCTGAGCGACTAATTCAATCGCGCCGCTGATAGCCTCAATTGCGGTGTCTACAATCTGCTCAAACCTGCCGTCCGTGTCCTGATGATGCTTGGACTTTGGCGTCTCGTTAAAGTGGTCATTGACGTGGATCGTATCGCCGCCCAATATTATCAGCGCCTCACTGCTATCTGGCGAACGGGCCATGACGGTTGTGATGGATTGCATGAGGTCGGACTTCATTAGCTTTAGGTCAAAGTCTTGCCCGCGCGTTTCCCTGCCCCAAGCCATCATTCCGATGTGCATGTCATAGAGGGGGTAGACCGTCATATGGTCGCCGTCTAAGTTGACAGGCGGCGGAATTGCAAACGACTTAATCCCATCAAAGGCCGTGGCGATGTTTTCAATGATGCTTTTCTGTGCTGCCTCTGCGTCAACTGGGGCCGACCAGCGCGTCGTGCCTGTCTTGTTTCCGGTTGCGGCATCATAGTTGTGAATCCACCCGCCCTTTGCCTCCGCGCCGTTTAGTCCTGCGCTGTGCATGGCACTTTGCGCGCCAGATGATAGGTGCAACCCCCGATCCTTGGCTAATTTGACTCGGCTGCGGAATGTGTCAACGTTTACTTCTATTGACCTTGCGGCTTGTGCTGCTACTCCGTTATTTCGGGCCAAGGCTTCTAGGGCCTCAATTCCCAATGCGTCTGACATGGGTGGTGTTGGCATGGTTTAACCTTCCAAGGTGGCAAGCTGATGCGGTTGCATTTGCAAAAAGAAAGGCAATCGGCTTGCGTTTGCTATGCGTAGCACGCATGGGGTTGATTGTTAAGGCTTTTCGATTGCAACCCGAATCAGGGATTGCGCCCAAAGAAGACGGCGGTGCATGTCACTGACCATTTCGCCGTCAACTTGCTGGGGAAGCATTAGAAGCCGCGCAGCAACATGCGCCGCCTCGGTTGGGTCTGTCACTTGGTAAACGGGTTTAGGGCCGCGATACACGACAAACCCTTGCGTGCCAGAAAACACCCCCGTGAGTGGCATGGAGATGTCTGTGCGCGTGTTCATGGCTTGTCCTTTAGGGCTTTGCGGGCGTTTGAAAATGCGACAGGGTTCCATGCTGGGTCTTCAATCTCAAGCAAACCATCCAGAGCCGCCTCAAGCTCGGCAATGCGTTCAATGTGAGCCTGGCCGACATCAATACCGTGGTAGTCCACATATGCCTTCCCGTTGAACCAAGGACGCCCTGTGTGGTTTTGCACAATTTGCGTCAGTTCTCTATCGTTCATTTTATACACCCGTCCCAATCACAATGCAGTCAAAGTCGTCAATGTAGCGGCCTTCGGGCAAGTTGTGGTTAGCCAAGAAGCCAATGACCTCGTTTTCGCATTCGGTCATCTCGGCAAACTGCTCAGGATAAGCAATGCAGCCTTCGATTGCGTATGGCTCCATTGGTCCCATTCCGCAAATTAGTATGTATCCAAGTATCATTGTGTCTCTCCTGTAAATGCTGCCATGATAGCGGCGCGGTGGTGGGTGTTGGCTGCGTCTTGGGCGGCAAACTCTGTTGAATATGATCGAGGGTCTTCTTCTGGCTCCCACTCCCAATACCCATAGCCATCAAGCGTTGCCCACCATCCGTCATCAAACCCACATTCATAAAGACCAAGCGCCGATTGGCTGCACCAGTATCCACGTTCGGTCATGTATTCCCAAGCCAAATTAGGGATCATGTCAGGCAGGGCGGCTATGATAGCGTCGGCCCCCGCCCGCGCGATGTCTTCAAACGTCACGTCCATATCATTTACGTTGTCCATGCTTATCTCAAGCACTTCGGCAATCTGGTCACGCATACTCACGTCAATATACCCCCACGGTTAAGCGGAAAATCAACGCAACAACAAAAACGGCCATAAAAACACCACAAGCGACGGCGGTGAACCGGTGCAGCCATGCCATTGCCTCGCCTGCAAACGCATCGCGCTTGTGCCGGTCCTCCATCTGCGGGATTGTTGGCGTTGGCTCGTGTGGTGGGCTGAGTGGCGGGAAGCCGTGATATCGGGCCAGGTCGTTGTGTGGGTCGTTGTTCATGGTCTTATCCTTTATTCTCTGCGGGGATACGCACAACATCGTCGTGCCATTTTCTGAGGCTGTGCCGTGGGTCAAACATTTCATCGGCGTAGATGTCAAAGTCGGGGTAATACTTGTCTGTTGCGGCCTTGCGTGCTGCTTCGTCGAGGTTGGCCCATGCTAGGCGTTGCGCGTAGTTGGCTGCGTCTTGTTCTGCGTTGGTCATGGTCGGCTCCTTGGTGGGGTTGATTAAAGCAAGTCAATCGCCAATTGTTCGGCGATAAATTCTGGCTTGTAATCTTTTTGGTTGCGGAGAATCCAAACGATTGCGTCGGTTACTCCCTTTCGGTAATCATCGCTGATGCGAAGATTTGATTGCTCTTTGGGTCCATCGTCAAGGCCGCACCCGCTGTCGTGATATCCGCCTGTTTGTTTCATGGTCGTCTCCTTGGTTGCTTATGCCTCACCATACGTCCAGCAATCCCGCATGGCAAGCGTTATTTTCGGACAATGCAGAATTATCACGTTGACATTCCAGCGGCAATGTCCGAAGGTAAGCACATGATTAACCCAACAAAGGACGACCACATGCCTAAGTATTTAATTGAAATTGACTTTGATGATAATGTAACGACGCATGAAGTTGAAGCCACTTGCCTTGAAGGCGCGGAATATTGGGCCTCCGATACGTTGCGCAATATTGTCCGGAGCAAAACTTCGTATTCTATAAATGAAATTAACTCGACAAAGGAAAAAACATGACAACCATCCAACCAACAGAACAAAAAGCCCTAGACCAGATTGCAAAGTTTCGCACGCGCACAGGCATGGCAAAAACAATGTTCGGCAAAAACGCCGTGGGCGATGCCAACCTGATCGGCCAGCTTGAAAGCGGTCGGCAGTTGCGCCACGAAATGCGCGAGAAGATCACGGCATTTATTAAAACGTACAAGGTGAAGAAATGACCGACGCACCAGAAACGATATGGGCGAAATGCAAGTGGGATAGCTGGCTGCATTACGGAGATTGGGATGCCAGCCCCCTTGTCGGTGGAACGAAATACATCCGCGTAGACATAGCCCAAGCACGGATTGCGGAGCTTGAGGCGGCGCTTACCCGTCAAGGTGACAACATGGCTTTTATCCTAAACCACATGGAAGTAAAAAACTGGTACAATAAATTTACAACGGAGCTTGCAGAAGACCGCGCAGCCCTAAAGGCCAAGCCATGACCCCAACAAAAACCGCAACCGATTGGAGCGCAGCACGGGGCCGCTACATATCCCTAATGCTGCAAGGGCGCACTGGTGAGGCACGCAAGCACCTGCCACGCCTACGGGCCGCAAATCATGCTGTAATGGCGTCGCAAGCAAGGGAGAGGTCGGAATGACCCATCTTTATATCCACAAATACTCTGGCGTGAAAGAAGACCCGTACCAAGTCAAGAGCCGTAAATATGTTGGCTGGTATAGCAACCACGCTACACGAGAAGGTGCAGAAACCGCATTGAAAGTCTTATTAGATATGGAGCCGCACAATGGCTAAATGGAAAGCACCCCAGAAAGCGCGACGCGACGAAAACGAGCCGGAGATATTCGAAATTTTGCGGGCGCATGGCTTCCAGGTGGAGTCAACAGACAAGCCAGGGGATTGCATCGCTGGCTATCGGGGCCGTAACTACATCGTGGAGGTCAAGAACGGCCACAAGGCGACGCTGACGAAGTATCAGAAGGAATTTATCCCGCGATGGACGGGCCAGCACGTCATTCTCTGCGATATTGCGGAAGCGGAGGTGTGGTGCAAATTGATCCGCGATGGGTTTGACGCGCCTGTGCAGTTTCGCGGGCAGGTATCATAACAAACAACCCCCAGCAGATTAACGCTGGGGGTTGCCTATTCTTCGCTTCTGCGGTATGGTGCGATTGTTGACGTCGCTGAGTCTTGATAGCACGGATAGATTCCCCCTGCAAGACTTGGCCCAAATTATAAGGGCTAAAATGAGTTTACCTTACTTCCCAATGTTTCCAACCGACTTTGAGGCCAAGACGTCGCACCTGACGCTCGCCGAAGACGGGGCGTATAACCGTCTTTTGCGCCTCATGTGGATGATGCCAGGATGCAGCTTGCCAGACGACGACAAGTGGATCATGCGACGAATGCGCGTTGACCAAGCCACATTTGACGACGTGGTTTCTATTGTCATTGATGAGTTTTGCACGCGCGAAAATGGGCGAGTAAGCAATGCTAAACTGACACGCGTTTTTGCAGCATCAAACGAAGCGCATCAAAAACGTGTTTCTGCCGGATCAAAGGGCGGGAAAGCTAAGTCTTTGAATACAAACGATTCAGCACCTAGCAATGCTCAAGCAAAGCCCAAGCAACCAGAACCAGAACCAGAACCATATAAAGAAAGAGAGTCTAAAGACTCTTGTGCGTTGTCTGTCATTGTCGCTGATAAATCCGATAAAGCATTCGCAGAGTTCTGGACGCACTATCCCCGCAAGATTGGCAAGGCAGCGGCATCGAAGGCATTTTCCAAGGCTGCTAAGAAGCACAAGACCGACGACATACTGTTCGGCCTATCTCAGCAAATTGACACGATGAAATCCAAAGAACAACAATTCATACCACACGCCGCAACATGGCTAAACGCAGAAAGATGGCAAGATGAACCAGAACAACCTAACGACACAAACAATCTACACGGACGCGGCACAGGTTCCCAAGCTACCCAACGGCCTGACGCCTCTCTTGAGCGCATTGCTCGACTCGCGGGCGTTGTCCAAGCACCGGGCGATGATCGGTTTTGAGCAGGAAGTGCTTGCCAAGAAGGTTGATCGCTTTGGCTGGGACCGTGACGCGGGTTCGGCAGTGCATGACCGCATGGTGACGGACTGGATGAACGCCTTGCAGGACTTCCCATTGATTGAGGTGCAAAAGGCTTGCATCGCAGCTATCTCAGCAAAGCCTGACAAGATGCCAAACGAAGGACACGTTAAGGCGCAGATATTGGCGGCGCGTCGTGTGGCGATTGCAAGCCAGCCCAAGCCGGTTGAGCAGGTAGCCGAGCGCGTTGCACCTGATGCGGATATGAAGGCACGGGCCGCCGCTATCATGGCAGGCTTTAACACGGGGAAGGTGCTGTGATGAAAAAGACACCAAGGCTTCTTGAGAAGTTTACAGACGGGTCTAAAGTTTATGAGGTTGTGGGGATATACTTTGGGGACGCTGTTGTGTTGCAAGACCAGCACGGCGAAAAAATTACAACAGGCGTTGAGGGGCGCACGTTTCAATGTCTGACGCCGTGTGTATGCAAAAAGGAAATTACCCCATGAACCTCCAAGACATCGCAGAAGCAACAGCCGAACACTACGGGACAACGCTAGAAGTCATGCAGGGCAAGTCGCGATATCCACAGCACGTCTGGCCGCGCAAGATTTTTGCTTTTATCGCAAAAAAGTGGGTCAGCGACAACTATTCAGAAATCGGGCGTGTTATTATTCGAGACCACACAACGATAAAGGAATACCTTGATCATTTAGACGAAGATGATATAAGTGCGGAAGTTGCCGCAATTGAGTGCGTTGCGTGCTTTGATTGGAATACGCTTTCGTTCACTTCTCAGTGCTTTAACTGGAACGCAATCGCGTTTACAACCAACAGAAACCATGAAGGACCAAACCTATGAACAAGAAAACCAACGTTTTATCTGCATTTTCGCGCGAGGCCCAAGTTGTGAATGGGGCCGCTGGATACGGTAAGCGCATCATCAAGAAGTTTACCAAGAATGGCCGCGATTATGAATATCACGCAACAAAAGGCTGGCGCTCATACCGAAGCGTTGGGGGGGCTGCATAATGACAGACAACAACACAACATACCGCGTGACAGCCGACGAACTGCGCCAATTCATTGAACGCATTGAACGTCTGGACGCTGAGAAAAAAGACATTACCGAGGCCACCAAAGAAGTGCTGGCGGAAGCCAAGGGCCGTGGGTATGACACCGCCTTGATGCGCAAGATTGTTGCACTGCGCAAGCGGGACGGCAACGATATAGCAGAGGAAGAAGCCTTGATGGAAATGTACAAAGAAGCGTTGGGAATGTAAGCATGAAAAATATCGTAATCGCCGGACACATCGGCAAGAACGCAGAAATTCGCGAGGCGGGCCAAAGCAAAGTCACAGGCTGGAGCGTCGCAGTTGACGACGGATGGGGCGACAAGAAGACGACCATCTGGTTCGACTGCAATTGGTGGGGCCAGCGTGGCGAAAAGGTTGCGCAGTACATCCAGAAGGGCGGCAAGATTACCGTATCGGGCGAACTGTCTAAGCGCGAACACGACGGCAAGACCTATTTGACGGTCAACGTGACTGACGTGGAACTGCAAAGCAAGGCGGACGGCGGCGGGCAGTCAGGCGACCAGGGCGGCTATGGATCGGGCGAGCAGCGCGACAACAGCGGGTACGACAACGGCGGCGCGGGCGATGACATGGACGACGAAATTCCGTTCTAAGCAAATTAACGCTTGGACAAATCCGAATAATGATATACAACAACAGGGCGGGCGACGGTGTAACAATCACCCGCCCGCCTTTAACTTATCAAAGGAAACCATGACATGACAGACGATCAACTGGAAAAAGCCCGCGAGCTAGCTACTGCACTTGAGGGTAGACCCGGCGCGATGGACCTTGTAGAGGCCGCGCGGTTAATTAGAGAGATGTGCAACCGAATTGAGTACAGCCAAGAGCCGTCTTATTAACCCCCAC